CACGAAAAGCTGACTGCCGAAGTGACCTTCGCCTCCGATGACGCGGAGATCATGTCCAAGTTCCACGTCATCGAAAGCAAGGAGTACGGCTTCACCGCCCGCGAGGCGCTGGAAGCCGACGACGGTACGGTCTCCCAGGTCGTGCACAACATGCGCGGCAAGGTGAAGTCGCTGGACCGCGGTGAGACCAAGGTCGGCGAGAAGGGCACGGTCAAGGTCGGCCTGGCGCTGAGCTACTACAAGCTGACCCATGGCGCGCAAGTGGTGCAGGAGATCGACGTGACCAACATGATCGCCCGCCAGGGCGGCGTGGACGCACTGGCCGGCATCCGCGGTGCACTGGGCATCTGAGCCCAGCCCGCACTGAAGTACACGGGGGCGCATCGCGCCCCCGCATCCACCGCACTCCATCGATACCCAGGAACACATCCATGTCCAGCAAGACCAAGACCACCGCCGACACCGTCATCGAGCGCGACGGCTATGCCGAAATCACCCTCTCCCGCCCGCGCCAGGTCAATGGCATGGACACCGCAGTGCTGCGCATGCGCGAGCCAACCGTGGAAGACATGGAGCGCTACCAGGACGACAAGGGCACCGATGCCCAGCGCGAAGTGCGGATGATCGCCAACCTGTGCGAGATCGCACCCGACGACGTGCGCAGGATGCCGCTGCGCGACTACGCCCGCCTGCAGGCCGGTGTCGCGCTTTTTACCACCTGACCCTGCCGCAGATCAGGCAGGGAGCACTCGCCCTGGCCGGGCATACCGGCTGGGGCCTGGGCGAGATCATGACGCTGCGGGTGTCGAAGTTCATCTGGTGGATACAGGGATTGCCGGTACATGGCGAGTAACGTTCAAACGACAACGATCACGATCGGCGGCTCGGTCTCCAAGTCGCTGCAGGACGCGCTGTCCTTCAGCAGGGATGGCCTGAAGCGCCTTGGCGATGAAGCGGACAAGCTCGAGCGCAAGCTCAATGTCATGGGCAGTTCGAGCAGCCAGTTCGCCCGCATGCGCATCGAAGCTGATGCGCTGCGAGCGTCGCAGGAAGCACTGCAGCGCATCGAAGACAAGCGCACGGCGAATCTCGAGAAGCGCGAGAAACTCGGATCGGCGTTCGGCGATGCACGTGGCATGCTCGGCAATGCCATCACCACGCTGGCCAAGCCGGTGGAGAACGCCGCCGGCTTCGTGCGCGAGAACCAGGCCATCGGCAATGCCGCCAACCTGACCCGCGCCCAGGTCAAGGCACTGGGCGAGACCATCCTGGCCGAGTCAGGGCGCACCTATCAGGGCGCCGGCGAGCTGCAGCGCGCGATCGGCCAGCTGGTCGGCGCCGGCATCGACGCGCAGGCCGCACAGGCCAGCCTCGGTGCAATCGGCCGCACCACCACCGCCACCGGCGAAAGCATCGACGATGTCACCCTTGCTGCGTCCGGCCTGCAGCAGGCGTTGAAGATCGATCCCAGCGGGCTGCAATCGGCGTTGGACGTACTGGTCGTGGCGGGCAAGGATGGCGGTGTCGGCCTGAAGGACATGGCGGGCGCGCTGCCGGTGCTGGGCAGCGCGTTCCAGTCACTGCAGATGCATGGCAATGCGGCCGCAGCCACCATGGGCGCGGCGCTGGATGTCGCCCGCCAGGGTGCCGGTGGCGCCGACGAAGCCGCCGGCAACATGCAGCGCTTCATGGCCAGCATCCTCTCGCCGGACCTGCAGGCCAAGGCCAAGAAGGGCTTCAAGCTGGACCTGCGCAGGATCATCAATGAGGCGCAGAGCACCGGCGGCAATCCGTTCGATGCAGCGATGCAGGGCATCATCCAGGCCACCTCGGGTGACCAGGCGAAGATCGGCAAGCTGTTCGGCGATGCGCAGGCGCAGAACTTCGTGCGCCCGATGATCCAGAACTGGGACGAATACACCCGCATCCGCGACAAGGCCCTCTACGCATCGGCAGGCACCACCGATGCCGGTTTCGCGGCAAAGATCCAGAGCGATCCGGAAAAGATCGAAGGCGCGAAGATCGCCGTCGACAATCTGTCCAAGGCCTTCGGCAGCGCGCTGCTGCCGGCGGTGGGCGAAGCAGCGGTGAAGCTGACCGAGCTGTTGAACGGGGTGACCTCGTTCGTGCAGGAAAACCCGAAGCTGATTGCCAACACCACCCAGGTAGTGGTCGGCATGATGGGCATGCGCACCGCCGTGCTCGGCGTGCGCTATGCCTGGACCTTCCTGCAGGGCCCGATCCTGGCCGTGCAGAAGGCGTTCGAACTGTTCCGCGGCGGCAGCCTGCTGGCCCAGCTGGGGCAGTTCGGACCGACCGCCATGCGCCTGGCGTCCGGCTTCCGCGTGGTGGCCACCGCCGTGGGTGCCATCGGCGGTGGGCCGATCACGCTGGCCATCGCCGCCATCACCGCCGGCGCGTTGCTGGTACGCAAGTACTGGGAACCCATCAAGGCCTTCCTCGGTGGCGTCTGGGACGGTCTCAGTGGCGCGGGCACTGCCGCCATGGGCGAACTGATGCGCGCCGTCGAACCGCTGCGCCCGGCATGGGAAGTCATGAGCGGGTTGATCGGGCAGGCCTGGGATTGGCTGTCGAAGATGCTGGAGCCGGCGCAGTACACCGGCAACGAGCTTTCGCGTGTGGCCGAGATCGGCTCGCTGGTGGGTGAGGCCCTGCTGGCCAACTTCCGCATGGTCATCCAGGTCATCGGGGGCGTGGTGCAGACCGTTGTCTGGCTGGGCGAAACGCTGGGCATCGCTGCCGGCTGGATCACCGTCACGCTCGGCGGTGCCTGGGACGCGATCATGGCGTCGGCAGGCGCGGCCATCGACTGGATCATGGGCAAGCTGCAGCCGTTGCTGGATGGCATCAGCTGGGTGGCAGGCAAAGTGGGCGGTGGCCTGGGCTTCCTCAAGGACAAGGCCGTCGAAGGCGCCGGTATCGCCCTTGACCGCGCAAACGTGGGCAAGGCGGCCTATGGCGCGATGGCAGCCAACGGCGGCGGCGGCATTGGTGACATGGCACGTGTCGCGTACGCGGTCGGCACCAACGACGGCGATGGCCTCAAGCGGCGCATGGCAGACCTCGGCAGCGCGCAGCAGGGGCGACAGGCACCGTCGATGCCCTCGGGCACTCCACGCATGCCCACCACCGTGCAGCAGCAACAGACCAACAACATCACCATCCACCAGCAACCGGGGGAATCCAGCGAGGCACTGGCGCGGCGTACCGCCAATGCATTGCAGCACCAGCAGGCCGTACAGGCCCGCGCCACCCTCGGAGACAGGAACTAAGCATGAAGCGCGAGTTCGTAACCGCAACCCTCGACAAGCTGCTGTCCGGTTTCCAGAGCAACGATTCAGGCAACGCACCCGTGCTGCTGATGCTGGGCGGCTTCAAGTTCAGCCTCAACACTGCGGTGTTCCAGGAGATCCAGCAATCCAACGAGTTCCGTTGGCAGGCACAGGAACGCGTCGGCCAGCTGGCCGCGTTGCAGTACACCGGTCCGGGCCAGGCCACCATGACACTGCCCGGCGTGCTGAACCACGAGTTCCGTGGCAAGGGCAACCAGATGTCGGAGCTGCGCAGGCTGGCCGCACAGGGCAAGCCACAGCGGCTGCTGACCGGCCGTGGTGGCAACCTCGGCCTGTGGGTGATCGACAAGATCGAAGCCACCAGCAAGCACTTCACGCCCGATGGCGACATCCGCCAGCAGACCTTCACCCTCTCCCTGCGGAAGCACAGCCATGGCACGAACGTATAACACCCGCGACGGCGACGTCGTCGACCGCATCGCCTACGTGCTCTACGGCGAGCAATCACCGGCCATCCTGCGCGCGGTGTTCGATGCCAACCCCGGCCTGGCCGCACGCGGCGCGGTACTGCCTGCGGGCCTGGTGATCACCCTGCCGGATGTACAGCGTCCAGCCAATGAACGCTCGGGAGTATCGCTGTGGGATTGAACGTCGAACCGGCCTTCCGTGTGGTGGCCAACAGCGAAGACATCACCGACAAGATCATGTCGCGTTTCAAGTCGCTGCGCATCACGGACGAAACCGGCAACACCGCCGACACGCTGGAGCTGCAGCTGGCTGACCACGATCCGTCCGATCCGATCCAGCTGCCTCCCGTGGGTGCCGAGCTGGAGGCCTTCATCGGCTATGACGGCGAGGTGCGGCGCATGGGCCTGTACATCTGCGATGAAGTGGAAATCTCCGGCTATCCAGGCAGCATGACCCTGCGCGCACGCGCGGCGCCCTTCGAGGCCAGCAAGGGTGGCAAGAACGATCTTCAGACGCAGAAGACGCGCACCTGGAAAAAGGGCACGACGATCGGCGGCATGGTGCAGCGCATGGCGGGCGAGCACGGACTGAGCGCAGCAGTGAGTGAATCGCTGGCGTCGATCGTGCTGCCGCTCACCGTGCAGTCGCAGGAGTCGGACATGAACCTGCTGCTGCGGTTGGGCAAACAGCATGACGCCATCGCCAAGCCGGGCGGCGGACGCCTGATGTTCGTCACCCGCGGCGAATCCACCACGGCCAGTGGCGAGCGCATTCCCGACGTCACCCTTACCCCCGCCGATGGCAGTGCCTACAAGGTCACCATCGCCTCACGCGAGAAGGCCGGGACCACCATCGCCTATTACCGCGATGTACGCGGCGCAAACCGCCAGGAGGTGAAGGTGGGCAGCGGTGAACCGATCGTGCGCCTGCGCATGGCCTACGCCGACCGCGCGACCGCCGAAGCAGCAGCCCGCGCCAAGCAACGCGAACAGGCGCGGCAGACGCGCAAGCTGAGCTACACCCTGCCCGGCCGCCAGACGTTGATGGCCGAAGCCACGGTGGTGATGCAGGGCTTCCGCGACGGCGTGGATGGGCGGTGGCTGGTCAAGCATGCCGAGCACAGCATCGGCAGCGAGGGTTACGTCACCAGCATCCAATGCGAACAGCCCAACAGTGCCGACGCAGTGAAAGCGGCCAGCAGCGCCGCAGCGACCGAGGACGAGCAGGTGGGCAGCGAGGTGTAGATCCACGCCATGCGTGGATGCTCTCCGCATCAAGTCACATACTGCGCCTGCCCATTGCCGAACGACCAGTTCTCTTTCTTCACTTCCACCAGGTTGATGAACACGTCCTCGCGGCGGATGCCCACCGCCGCGTGCAGGCCATCGGCGATGCCGGCGTACAGCGCCTT